CACGAGCCATATTTAATTTATCTGTTAATTGTTTTTCTGTTACTTCTAAATTCTTTTTACTTACAGTAGAAAACTCAGTTTCTCTTTTTTTAACTAAACCTTGTAACTGTTCGTTTTGTTGTATAAGTTGAGCTATCTGGTCTTCTTTATCTTTTCTTTGTTTAATTAGTTGTCTTATTCTTTTCTGAGCACCTTTAGTTTCTATACCTTCTAACTCTTTAGGTTCCTCAGTTTTTTTATCTTCTGTCATTTCTGGTTCAACATTAGATGGAGAACCATCATCTTCATCTATTGTTTCTTCCATTTCTATTTCTACTTTTTCTTCTTCTTGTTTAGGAGTTTCTACATCTCCCCATTTTTCGTCATCTTTCATATTACCTCCGTTGTTTACGAAACAAACGCATTACGTTTTAAATTAATTATACAATAGGATTATTATCTACGCAAATAAATTATTCACTATTTATAGCTAAATTAAAGGTAGGATCTAAATCTTTAGGACTTTCTACCTTCATAATAATTTGATCATCATATAATAAAATATATCGTATACCTTTATATTTTATTTTTTGACCTGCATGTTTACCATAGCAGACATAATCATCTACTTCACACCAAGCTCCTTTTTGAAACTTTTCCATATCATGATAAGCTAAGTTACCAACTGCTACTACTTGACCAACAGTTGTAAGATAAGCCATATCTTCTTTAGTAGAATCTGGTAAAATAATTCCACCTTTAGTTTCTGATTTAATACTAACAGGTCTCACTAGAATATGATAACCTGGTAGTTCTGGTAAAACATCTGGATTAGGAACTTCTTCTTTTGTAATCCACATGTCATTTTTTATGGAACGACCCATAGGTACAGTTTGCATATTACTCCTCTTCTTGATTTATATTTTTAATAATAGTTACTAATTGCTGACGTGACCATTCAATACCTCTAATTGTACCAACAATATGTTTATACTGATCATAGGATTCTGGACTACCATCACCAAGAATATTTTTTAAGTTTTGAATTTCGTCACCAAAAGTTTTAATAGCTTCTTCAAAAGGACTACTCATATTTTATTGACTTAATTTTGTTAATAGTTCAGCAGACTTCATTTTCTCTTGACTTTCAATTCTATTATCTTCAAGAGACATATTAACTAAAGCTTCTAATGCTTTCATTTGTTGTTTACTTAATCTATCTGCCTGTGCTTTTTGTTCTTTAAATTGTTTTGTTTGTTGACTATCAGCTACTTTTAATAATACTTCACTTTGTTCCATCTCAAGTTTTTGTGCATCTAGTATTGCTTTTGCATTATCTTGCATAGCTTTTAATTGTAACTTTTGCTGTTCTAGTTTTACTTTCTGTTCTTCTAATGCTACCATTTGTTGCTCTGGAGATTTAATTAATCCCATAGCTGCGTTTGCATTTGCTACTTCTTTAGCAGCTTCTGCCATAGCACCTTGTACTACTGCAGGATTTTGTGCATCTTGTGGTGAAACATTTTGTTGTAGTTTCTGTTGTGTCATACCATTAATCTGTTCTTGATATTTCATTACAGAATGTTCTTGTATATTAGCAGCTAAAATAGGTTGTAGTTTTGCCATTACAGGATTAGCTCCATTTTGTGGATCATTTAAATATGCCATCTTAACTTGTATATGTGCATCATGATCTTGTCCTACAAATGCTGCAATAGGCATTCCTTTAGATGCTGCCATAATATCTGATACAGGATCTAATTGTTTAGGTTGTACTTTAGGTGGTAGTATTTCATCTACATTAGGAACATTAGCTGCATTTAATATTGTTCTATTTAATGCTTCTAAGTTAAACATTCCTGGTGGTGATTGCTGTGCCATTTGTAATGCCATCTGTGCTAACATTAGTCTATGTGCATTACTTGGTATATTAGGATCACTTACAGGAAGAATATCTACTCTACCATCAAAGTCTTGTTTAAATATATTTCTTTCTGCCATAGGAACATCATAAGGATATTCTTCTGGTAGATAGTCTAAATTTATTTGTGCTAAAATTCTAAATTCATCTTTTTGTGATTTATGTAATCGTTTATGTATAGCTGTAAAAAATTTACTTGATGCTTCAAGCAATGCCATTGTAGTTCCAACTGGTCCATAGTTAGCACCATCTGCAATTACTTGTTCTGTACTATCAGCAAACTTTTGACCTGCTGTAGTCATAAATCCTAGCATTTGAAATAATGTAGTAGAAGGTTCTTTATATGGTAATGGTACAATAGCTTTAGATAAATCAGCACCTAATGCTTCTATCTCTTTAAACTCACCAGGTGCAATAGGCTCATTGTCACCAACCATACGAACTCCTTTTGCCTTAAAACCACCTGGTAAGTTCGCAAACTGTCCTGCATCTACTAAACTTCTCATAGCTGCTGTTGCAGTCATTGTTATATTTCCTAAGAAGTGCATTAGACCTAGACCATAAAAACTAAAACCTGGTACAAAACGATAATGTACAAAATGCATATTCTTTGTTTTTGTAGCATCATCAGGTTTCCAGTTTCTTCTAATACTTAAAACTTTTCTTGATTGTTCCTCTACTGTTACAATATATGGACAGGATTCTCCCTCTTCAGTTTCAGAATCTTTAATATCTAAAAAACAATGTTGTTCTAATAAAACATATTGTGGATCTAAATCAGAGCTGGGAGATAATCCTAAAATAGTATCCATTTTTTCTGCTAAAGATGTTTGAACTGGATTAGCTGGTTCTGGTAAATCTAAATCAGAATAAACTTCATTACGTATTTCTTTTGCTAAGTCTACAGGATTACGATAGATAACATGAGTATATCTTTCTGCTTTCTGTAAATTACTTGCATAGTAAGAAACATAAAACTGGTCTATAGGAACAAACTCTGATACAGGGCGTTTTAATGTTTCGTCATAGTATACTTTTTTAAATGCTGAACCTAATAAAGGTAAATGAAAAAGCATTCTTTCAAACTCGTCAAAGTATTCAGGCATTTGGTCTGTAACTTGATAGTTCATAAAATCTTGAACTCTATTTGCCTGTAGTTCTTTCTCAGGAGTTACCTTACCTAATATCTGTGCTTTAACTGGACCTTTAGCTGGAAATAATTCTTGTGATGCTTTTGATTGAAACTTAACAGCAGATTCTATAAGGAGAGGATGAACTGCTGTACATGCACCTTCAAAAGGTTCTGTTGCATCTTGTATCTTTAATCCTAATAAATCAAATCCTCTTTCAAACATAGATTCCCATTCTCCTCTAGAATCTTTATCTGCAACATAGTTATCATACACACTATTAGATATTTCATCTAAAGTTTCTCCATCTAGTTTATCTGCGAGATTACCATACCACTCACCAACTTCTGTTGATGCTCCCATTTCTACAGATTCTTCTGTGGAAGAAAAATCAACAGTTAGACCACCATCAGGTTCTACTTCAAAAGATGGTTCTCCTTCTTCTTGTTTTTCAGGAAGCTGTATTACGTTAGTAATTTCTTTTTCTATTTGTTCAAAGGGATTTTTTTCTGTTGCCATTATAACTCAGCACACATATAACAATTAATTTCTAAGCCTACTTGTATTTCTTTTATTATTGGTTTTTTCCACATAGGTATTCCTTTCAAAATAATATTTATTGTAGCACTAAATTCGCCAGTATGCAACTCTTTTCTTTCTTGGAACATCTTCATAGTATGGATCATCTGGATGTGTTAAATGCCAAGACTCTTTCATAAAATGTATTGCCATAGTTAAAGCATCTACTTGGTCATCATGGGCACCATGTGGAAACTGTAATAGTTCTGTAAGTAAATCATCAGACCACTTTTTATGTTTAGGTATCCATACTCTTCCTGCTTCCATCATAGGAGATGCAGCATACACTCTTGCTACTTTATCTTTATCTGGTATAAATTCTTGTACAGGTAGTCCAGCTCTTCTCATATCCTGTATTAATGATTGACCACTTGCTTTCTTTTCTACAATACATACGTCTGGTCTATGTTGATGGTATAAATCTTGTGCCATCTTTCTAAGAATAGGATATTCAAATCTACCTTTTATATTTCCTAGTAGAATTAAATTAGATGGATACCCTTCTTCTCCATATTCATCTTGATCATAAGAACAAAAGATCCCCCATGTTTGTATTACACTAAAGTCTGCTGTTGTTCTAGTAGAAAAAGCAGTATCATATGTTTGTATTATAAAATCACAAGCAGGAGGTTCGTCATACTCCCACCATTGTATCCAATTCTTTTTTATTAATCCACCTTCTTCTGGTGTTGGGTTCTGCATATACAAAGATTCCCAATATCTACTACCATTAGAAGCTTTAATCTCTTCTTCATCTACTTTTAATACTTCATCTGGCTTCCATTCTGGAAAATAAGAAGAACCAACAGGTAAATCTAGTAATTTAGAAGAAGCTTCATCTACCCATGCTGGTATTTTTACAACCTCCCAAGGAATAATTCCATATTCAGAAATATCTTCTTGTTGTTTTAGCAACCATCCACACAAATCATCATAATGATACCTTGTATTAATAATTAATATAGAACCATTAGGCATAATACGTGTTCTTAGTCCAGCTGGGTACCATTCTTTTA